GTGCCAGGTCCGCTTTCGATGCACCGCATCTCGCAGCTTGAAGATGTCCGGCGTCGTGATCGTCGCCAGCATCAAGTCGTCGACGGGGAGCTCGGCGAGATAGTTCATTACCTCGTGACGCTCGGCGCGGGTGCGCTCGGCCTTGCTGGTGAACTCGGGCGACTGGCGGTACTCGGCCAGTAGAGCGCGAAGCGTTCCGACGCGCGGTGCCCGCGCCGCAATCTTCGCCTCGCCGGCCTGCCACGCCGCGAGGAACTCCGATGAGCCAGGCGCCCCCGGAAGCCGTGTGCGGGTCGGCCAGTGATAGAAGTACAGGCGGCCTTTGGCGCGGACCCGCTTCACATTGCGCATGCGAAAGATCATCCGATCTTCTCCAGTCGCGAAGCCATCGTCTCGCCGTGGCTCGCCGCCATCCCGTCGAGCCAGCGGTCGAGCTCGACGCGGTCCCACAGCTTGCGTCGACCGAATAGCCCGAGACGAGGTGGCACCGGGCAATAAGCCTCGAAGGTTGGCGCGGACACGCCGCAGTAGTGCGCAGCTTCGTCGAGGGGCATCAGCCGTCGAGGAAGGTGCGACATGTCGCGGCGCGCGCGATCAACCATTCGCGCTCTCCGCCATCGCGGGCGCGGCCATCGGCCCGTAGCCTTCAGCCTCGCGGATCTCGTTCGGCGTGAGCACGTTCGTCTCGCGCGCGATCTTCCACGCGCGCCACCGCGCCTCGAAGTCGCCGCGCGTCAGCCCGCTTAGGTCGATCACGACGTTGTGCGATGCGCGCGCCTCGTCGGAGAACAGCGCGCGGGTCAACAGGCCCTCCAGCTTCACGCACCAGGGTGCGAGCGTCTGCGTCGCCAGGAGCTCGAAGGCACGCGCCACCGCCGCGTAGTTCTGTTCGCTCATCGCCATGAGGAAGATCAGCGGAACGCCGAACACCCGCGCGATCTCCTCGACGCTGAACCGCCGCGCGTCGACGAGCTCGGATTGCTCCGGCGTGCCGCTGATCGGCTTGAACTCGGCGCCGCTGTCCAGGATCAGCACCTTCGCCGCGTTGCTCGGGCCAGCATGCACGGCGTCCAGGTTCTCGCGCAGCCGGGCGAGCGTCTGCGGGCCGGTTGCGGTCGCGAGCGAAAGTACGCCCGAGGGACGCGCGCCGTTGCGGTAATAGCTCGCGCTGAACTCCTGCGCCGCAAGGGCAACTCCAATGGCCTGCCCACATCGCGAGATGCGCGGGACGCCAAGCATCCCGTCGTCGGACTGGTCCCGCAGGTGCAGGTACTCGCCCGGGAGCAGCCGGCGGTTTCGGCCGGAGCCGCCGAGGTTGCCGCCGGTCTCGATCACGTCGAAGACCAGGCGGCGGCCGTCGACCAGAAGCGCCGTCACGTTGGGCCACGCGTGCGGGATGATCTCGACCACGGCGCCGGCGTCGTCACGCACCAGCTCGGCCAGGCCATTGCCGAACAGCAGGACCTGACGCATCAGCCACTCGCGAAGATCGGTCCCGGTCATCCAGCCATTCGGGTCGGCGAGCAGCCGCGCCGCCGGGTGGTCGGCGAGCTCGACGCTACTGTCCCGATCGCGGCGGTAGACCAGCGTCGGAAGGGCGGCCATTTGCGAGGCGATCAAATCGACCGCAGCGGATACCGCCGCTACCTGCTGCGCGCTCGTCGTGTTGATGCTGACGCCTGCGGATGACAGCGCCGGCGCGAGCCCGAGGGACCGAAGGGTCAGCGCACGCGCCTCGCGCGGGCGGATCATGTCGGCGAGCCGGTCACGAAGGTTCATGCCAGCCTCACCTTCAGCGAGAGGCGCGCGCGCTCGGCCTGGTCTCGCGAGCGAGCCAACACGCTGGTCTCGGCGTACGCCGGGAACGAGCTTACCACGCTGATCTCTAGTAGCTCGACGCGGGCGAGCGTGCGGCGGTTGCCGTCCCACCGCTCGCCGCCCTTCGGGATGCGGAAGCCGAACGACGCTCCGCCCAGGTCGCCGCGCTCGGCAAGAGCGAGCGCGTCGCGGCCCGGCTGCGTGTCCGGCACCTCGAGGCTGAACGCCAAGCCGCGCGAGTCCTCGGCCAGCCGCAGCGTGCCCGATCGCGTGCGCGCCAGGACCGCGCGCGCGTCGTGGTCGACCAGCGCGAGGATGTCCCGCCCATCGGCCAGCGACGCCGTGAAGGCGCCAGGCGCGACCGTCTCGACGAAGTCGGCCACGCGGGCCTCGACGTTGAAGACGGCCGCGTAGCCCTCCAGGCGGCGGCCGTCGCGGCGGATCTCCGCCGCAGCGCGCCGTTCGATGGACGGAGACACCAGCATCACGGAATGATTCCGATGATGCGCGCCAGCGCGGCAGGACGTGCCACGGCCACGTCGGCCCTGAGCCATCCAACCATGGCGATCTGGCCGCTGTCCGCGAAGCGCTCCTGGAGAACGGACAGCGTGAAGTCTGTCTTTATGCCGACCATCACCTCGGCGAAGTCTCCGACAAGGATCGTGCTGGCGTTGGTCGCGGTGCCCTGTGTCTCGTTCACGGGCATCGCGGTCGTCGTCAGCAGCGGCACGTCCGCGACGGCCGGCGGCCGCTGCAAGGGCTGGTTCGTGGTGTCGGCGAAGCCGTTGATCGTGCGCGCCGTGCGCGGCGACGCGATCATTGCCGAGACCGTGCCAGCGTTCGCAAGCTGTAGGTCGCGGACGGCATCGAGGACCGGCGACCAGGACCCGAGCGCCGCGCCGTTGCCACCCATCGAGACGGACGTGATGCCCGAGGTTCCGCGAATGCCGAGCGGCTGGTTGCTGGCGCCCGATCCGACCAACGTCGCCGCGTCGAGCGCAACGGCGAAGGACTGCGCCAGCACGTTCCGCAGCGCCGCGTCGAGGTTCGGCGCATCCTCGACGAGCTCGCGGCTGACCTTGAAGAAACAGGCGAGGGACTTCGCGGTCAGCGTCACGCTATCGAAGGCGGGATCGCTTTCGGCGATTGAAGCATTTTCCGCCCGCCACGCCACGGTCGGGTCGGTGGTGATGCGCGCCATCTTGAGCGTCTGCGTGCTCATCGGCACTGTACGAACGCCGGCCTGCACCGCGCGGCTCACTGCGCGCAACCGGTCGATGACGCTCGCGGCAAGCGGCGTCGGCACGAGCACGCCGCCGGCGCCGGCAGTCGCCTCTGCGAGCGCGCGCTTCTCGATCTCGGAGCGCGGCCCGAGCACCATCGCGCGCGTCAGGCCGCCGAGCCCGATCTGCGAGGCGGCGGACGACTCCGGAAGCTCGGCGGGGGCGAGCATGTCGGCCAGCCGCTGCTCGCGATCGAGAACAGGTATCAGCGAACCATCGCCAGCCCGCCAGAGCTCGCCCTTGATCTTCGCCGGATCGACGGCGCCGAAGCCGCGCACATCGACGCGGGCCGCGCTGCGATCCACCGGCCGCGCAAGCGCGGTACGGTCCATCTCGTCCAACTTCGCGCGCGTCGAGATGCGAGCCATCAGCGCGTCGAGCTCGGCGACGATCTGCGCAGCCTTCGCGTCGTCGCCGGAAGCCAACGCGGCCTCGGCATCGGTCTTGAGCTTCGCGCGCTGCTCCAGCAGCGCCGGCATGGTCAGCATGGGTGAAATCTCCGTCGGTTGGGAAGGCGCCCGGTCATCACGAGGGGCGAGGGAAGGATGCGGCCTGCGCGCGCCCGTACATCCGGGGCGAGTGCTTGCAGCGCGACCGCGCGCTGGTTCGAAGGCTGCCGGCTCGCGCCCCTTGCTCCTGCGGATGACAACCCCGCCCGCAATCCGAGGGACGCTTGGGACGCTCGGCCGGCCGGCACGGCCGCAGAAGCGGGGGCGGGGAACTCAATCATTCAACAGGCCCCAGAATCTCGCCTAGAGCCTCGAAGGTGCGATGGGATACGGCCTCGGTCACCTTTCGATCGCCGACCTGAAAGGAACGGAAGCGCCTTTCCTCGCCGGCCATGATCGAGCGGCGCGGAATCGCGAAGATCGCCGCCGCCACCCCCTCCTCGGTCGCCGCGCGAATGATCGCGCCATATTCGGGGCGGGCAATCTCGAGGCGCACGCCGCCGTGCAAGTTCACCCACGCTTCACCGCCTCTCGCCGAGGCGCGGGCGGGCAACGATTGTTCGGCAACGCGTCGCATCATCGCCATCAGCGTGCCGCGCCGCGCTGCGCGTATCAGGGTCTCGACGGCATCTCCAAGCGTGCATGGCCGAGCACCCACGGCGCCGATCTCGTCGGGCATGGCGGGATGCACGCGCCCCGAGAGCTCAAGGCGCCTGAACGCCCGCACCACGTCGGGCGAGTCCAGTATGCTTTCGCTCGTGAGCGCTCCCAGCAGCAGGTTCGCCGCGTCGGTGTCACTCATCTCGGCGCCGCCGAGACCGCGCCCGCCGGTCGCAATCAAGCCGGCGTCGCGAAGGATGCGCGCGCGATGCGCCATCGACCGTTCGTCGATGCCAAGCGTCGCCGCCAGCGCCGGGGCAAGTTGAGAGAGCTTCGCCATTGCCGCTCCAAAACTGACTATGACTCTATAACGATCGGTGTTTCTGGTTTCAACCCGAAATCGTCAGCACGGTTCCGACCCATGCCGGCACCTCTTGCGGCCCCGCCGCGCGAGCGGCGACACCAACAGCCATCGCTAGCGCGACCGCCGCATCGATCCGACCGATGGCGCGACGTTTCGAGAACTTCCGCCCGCCTGCCGGGTCGGTCTCGATGGCGACGTTGGACACGCACCAAGTCAACAGCGGGTTTCCCGCGTGTGCGAGCTCGTGAGCGATCACCAATCGTTCGAGCGAGTCCACTGCCGGCGACATTTCCTTGTAGCCCTGCCCGAAAGGCTCCAGCGGCAGGCGGACGCCCTCGGCATCGAGCGCGGCGGCGAGCTCGGCCATCCCCCAGCGGTCATAGGCGACGGTCTGAACGGCGAATGGTGCGAGCCATTCGGCCAGGTCGCGGGCTACCACCCGCTTGTCGATGACGCGGCCGGGAATCAGCGTCAGCACGCCGGCGTCGGCCCATAGGTCGAGCGGCGCGCGGTCGCGCAGCGCGCGATC